TACGGTTGTCACGCCGCTAAGCGTAACGGTTGCTTCTCTTGTACTGATAGACATATAAATCAAATCCTCCTTTAGGTCGCTTGCGTACGCAGGTATTCCGCATAAATATCGTTGATAATTAGATCCATTTGATTAGTCAGATCATTGCCCTTAAATCGTGTGTAATAGCAATCAGACGCTGTCAAATTACAGCCGATATATGTTGTCCCCGTGCCAGTATAATCACCCGTAATTTCGCCGTTCACGTTATATGTTATTTGGCGATAATTATATGGATATTGCAGTGTGCAATTATATCCCATTGGCTGTAGGTTTTTATTTGCTACAATCTTACTTGCATCTTCCCATTCATACGTATAAATACCAGATGTATATACTTTGTTCTCACTACTGTCCCACGATTTATAGATTACTTTAGACTGCGCCGTATTTATATAATTTAAATACAGTAATGTAGTTCCACGATAAATACCGCAACAAAAATCTTTCTGTTGAACATCTTGACTAACAAATGGCGGTGAGTCTTCACCTGGTGAATAACCTGCGCCCTGATAATATCGATATCTATTGTAATATGTGCCATCCGGCATAATACACAGTTTTGCGGAATAGTCTCCGAAAAACGATATTGTAGTAATTGGTGTCTGCTGCTCAAACAAATCACACATATCCAGCTTGTTGACCTTTCCGCCTCTGCCATTCGCCAGCCCCAGCAAATACCACATCATATCATCCATCGCCGCTCACCTCGCTTGTCGTGGGAATAATGTTGCCGTCATTGTCCTCAGTAATGGCGTACTCAAAAATCTTGCCGTTGTAGTTCGCCCGGAGGCTTTTGCCGTCCTCAGCAATTTTTACCGCAGTGGGCATCATGCCATTCAGGATAGCTCCCGCAAATCTGGCAACACCCTCTCCTGCCATTTCAAATCCGTATTCGGTTTTAGAACTTTCATCGGAATTTTCAATAGCGCTTACAAATTTCAGCCCCTGGTCAGTGATCTCCGTGCAGCCATAAATGCGGTTAGCTGCTATCCGCTGATTTATGGCACGGGTCAGCAGGTCATTATAAACGGACGAGCTTTCAGGCATCTGTGGAGTTGACAGCGACGCAACCGCACCGTCAGCGCAAAGATTGATAGATATGTTTGTGACTGTGTAGGATTTATCACCGACTATAGCCGTGCCGTATGGATCAATATTGCCCTCTAAAACAGCGCTGAAGCTCAGTGGCTTGTATGTGTATGCACCACCCTCAAACAGCCTTGTAGCCAATGACTGGGCTATTCCTTGCGTTATAAGCGTATTTGACAGCTCGATGATGCTTGCAGGGGTACCGCTGCCGTTATCATAAACGTTTGAGCTGTCACCCGTCACGATAAGCCTCGTGTAGCTGCTTGTGGGATATTCGATGATAGCACTGTGGTTAGAGCAGCTTGCGGCAGAAGTTTCCACGCCTATTCTGTGATAGCAAAGGCTGTTATCACTTCCGCTTTGCACAAAACAGCCGGATGCTCCCGCAAGTGCTTCCATTATGGAGTTGCAGCTTGCTCCCTTGTATGTGCTGGCAGTGACATTGCCCACAAGCAGGTCGGTCATTCCCGATGCACCTAAAAATCCACACTGTGCAGCAATTTTATTGGAAATTTCAGTGGCGGATATGTCCTTATAAATGGGGTCGCCTTTGGAATCTGTCTTGTCTCCGTCTTTTAACGTCGAATAGTCAAACGGCTGAGACAGCTTGCGTGATCGGTCATATGCCGTAATGCTTACAGTGTACTCGGTGCGATTTTCGCTGTCGATAAAAAATGTCGGCAGTCCGTCAAATCCCACAACCGTAACGCTTTCGCCCTCGTTAAACAGAAAATCCGCATAAACGGTGGCAGAGAGCTGCTGGGTCACTATGCTGCCTATGCCAAGCCCCGAAAGGCTTTTATTTATGCTGATATTGCTTATCTTTTCGGGTCCGAATGTCCGCCCGCCTATTATCAGCCCGTAAGGTATGCTAAAGACTGCTCGGGGCGAGATCGCACACCGAGCTGATGTTTACAGTCCACATACACACGCCTGAAGATGTCTCATAATCAAGCTTTGCCGTAAAATCAGGCGCATTGAAGTCCGCTGATGTGTCGCCGAATGTTATGTTTACGGAAGCGGACTTGCAGGCATTTTCGATAGTCTTTTTGACATCATCGGGAACAGTAAATGCCGCCGATATCTGATATTTGTATCCCAGCAAGACCTTTGATTTCTGTCCGTTCAGCCCCTCAAATCCGCTGGAATATACCGCTGTACGGTTTATGCTTAGGTCGCCTTTTTCGCAGTATTCCGATAGGTCAAGGGTGCCAATTTTGAGCAGTGCCAAAAAAATCGCTCCTCTCCGTTTTATTTAATCATAACATAAAACGGGGAGGAGCATTTCGCAGTTAATCTCTTCTTGACGCAATAAACGCCGAAAGCGTGTCATCGCTCTTTATGCACGCCGATGATGGCGGCAGCATATTGTTGAGCTGGGATATGCTTTTGGTATATTTCTCAAAAAGCTTCATCATCACATCAACCACAGGACGGGTGCGCTCATACGGCTCTAACTTTTCGCTCTGAGTAAACATTTCCACCCAGCCGTTTTCGATGATGTCGTCCATCAGTTCAAGCGCCTGCACGTACTCAAATGCAGCTACCTTGCAGAGACCCTTTGCGATCTCCTTGCGCTTGGCGTCCATGTCTGCGCACTGACGTTTCAGCTTGTTTTCATAGGCCTTAATTTTTGCAAGCTTCTCTTCCTTATCCATATTCTCATTCCCTTCTGTTAAGTTGATGTTCTGACCTTTTGCTCGTACTGCTTTTGACTTATGCCCTTTGCCACTGTTTCTCCGTCCATGGTTACGGACGTTTCAATCGTGGGATTAAAGGATACGGAAATGCCATTGCCGAGCGAGCTGTTAAGCAGTATCGCAATAGATTCAAGCAGGGCGTTTGTCTTTGATGTATCGGTCACGGTGCTGTCGGTGCTGCCGTTATTGCTTGCTGATTTATCATTCAGTGTCTGCGCAGTGTTCTGTGTCTTGCCGAGCGCAGACGCTATTCCTGTCAGGTTCGGCAATGCGTTCCCGATGATGTTATCAACAGCACTGAGCAGATTGTTGGCAAAATTTGTGCCTGCGGTTTTTCCAGCCTCTGAAAAATTCTCGGAAGAGCCGAGAGAAGCCGCTGCCAGCTTTTTTGATGCCGCCTTGTCCCGTTCCGCAAGGTCTTTCACGCTGTCAAACTTAGTGGGAGATCTCAGCAATATTCGGGCATATTCCACAGCCTCGATAGGGTCCATGGTCAGCAGCTCGTCGATAACACTCTGCGGCATACCCTTTGCGGCAAGCTGTGTCAGATATCCTGGCAGCTTTTCTTTTGCCGCAACGATCTTTTCCATTTTGCTCGTATCAATGCGCTCTGAGCCCTTGCTTCCGTATCTGCTGTTTGATACATTTTTCGTAAAGACAGAGCCGAAATCAGCCTGATACTTTGCCTGCAGCTTTTCAATTTCCTCGGTTTTCTTTTTTGCACTTTTGGCTTCCTTGTCGTTGGCTTTTTCATCGGCATCGGTGACCTTGTTTCTGCCCTCAACAAGCTTCAAATAAAAGTTATCATACAGCTCACTGCCCTGACCGAGAGCATCGACCATCTTTTCCAGCTGGTCATAATACCAGTTGTCATCGTCTTTGTGGTTAAGGGCTTTTTCTATGTCTGCCTTTTTGACAAATCCATCAACAGCAGTCTTGAGCTTGCTGTCATCAAGGCCTTTTTCCACTCCGTATGCAATAGCCTCGGAAGCGGCCTCGCCTATATCCTTGCCTTCCGAGACCGCCTGGGCATACATACTGTCCATGGTGTCAAGGATCGCCTGAGCTTCCTTTTTGGCTTCCGTCTTTTCGTTGCTTTTGGAATTTTTGGCGGCAGAATCGGCAATTTTCTTTCTGCCGTTGAGGATCGTTGTCATGTATTCCTTATACAGCTCGGAACCTTCTCCGAGAACAGAGATCATCTTCTCTTCCTCGTCATAAAGCCAGCTGTCATCAGCACCAAGCTTAGCCTGTTCGTATTTCAGATCAGATACATATTGCTTGACAAGCTTTTTCAGGTCGGAATCCTTCATGCCGCTTTCCATGGCAGCGGTTAACGCATCGGCAGCGATCTCTCCGACAGACTTGCCCTCGGATTCAGCTTTTTCCTTTGCGGCGGATATTGCGTCTCCCACAACATCGGAAGCGGCATTTTCTGCCTCTCCCGTACCACCTTCGGCTCCTTCAGCAAAACCCTCGCCAAATGCGCCGCCAGCTTCCTTGCCGCCGTTGTTCGTTGCTTCGGCCTCTTCCGTCAAAATGGTGTTGTAGGTGTCAATAATGCCCTGATATCCTGTCATAGATTCGTACAGGGCGTTTACCTGTACTGTTGCCTTGGTAAATTCCTCGTTAGCATTATCCATTGCCGCACGCAGGTCATCTGCCGAGCCTGCCCAGCTGTCGGGTACAATGCCTGTGCGGTCCATTTCTGCTATCATTCCGCTGAGAGAATTTATCTGCTCATACCACTTGTTCTTCTCAGCCAGAGCCTGCTCATACTTGCTCGTGACTTCATCAATGTTCACCAGGGCTTCACCGTAATCGTCCTGCAGGAATGACAGCTTTGCCTGTCTCTGCTGCGATGCAATGACATCATCAATGGACGTTTTTAGTCCCTGATATCCCTGTATCTGACCACCGATAAGCTGTATATTTGTCCCGGCCAGAGTATTCAGCTCGTTGATAGCATCTCCGAGCCTGCCGCTCTGGTCTATCTGATTGCCCTCTTCATCAACAAGGGTCTGTATTTCTTTCCAAAGGGCACGTTCCTTTTCAGCCTTGCTGTCTATCTCGCTGCTCTCTTCACGGAATGCGCCTATCCTGTTTTCTATAGCGTCCTGCTGTTCCAGCATAGCCTGGGTCACTTCGTCAAGTGCATCTCTTTCCCTCAGGGTCTCTGCCATTGAATCAAGCTGAGAAGCGCCAAGCTTGCCCAGAGCCGTTGCAAGCCCTATAGCAGCCGCAGCAACAGCAACATATATGTTTGCCTTTGCCGCATCATTAGCAGCTATCTGCGCCGCTGTAGCCGCTTCCTGAGCTGTCTTATAGTCCTTTATGGCTTTTACAAGACTGTTTACATGGGCGACCATTGTGCCTATCTTCCATGCTCCCCATGCGGCTCCCATTCCCTCAACGGTTGCAATGATATTATCGCCGTTTCGGGATATCCAGTCAAGAGCGTTTATCAGCGCAGGAATACCCTCATCAGTCGCAAACGCCGCAGCTTTTTCTATCAGCTTTCCGAATTTATCTGCCAGTCGTTCAATTACTTCCGAAAGCTGTCCCTCTGTAACGGAGCGGCTCAGATCAGATATCTCCTTTGTTGCCGACTGCACAGCACTTTTCAAAGGCTCTTCCAGATAATCATACACTTTTATGCCGAGACCTTCAAGCGCTGACTGCATCGCCGTTACGTTGCCTGTAAGGTTGTCCTGCATGGTTTTGGCGGTTTTGAGCAATGCACCGTCGCAGTCATAAAGTGTTTCCGAAAGGTCGTCATACTCGCCGTTAAGACCATTTACCATAGCTTGTAAAGCAGTTATCTGAGTTTTACCGCCGAGCATAGCCTCAAGGTTATTGCGCTGTTCATCGGTAGCACTTGCCAGAGCGTCGCCCATCTCCTTCAGGACTTCGGTGACATCCTTAATATTGCCTTCGTTGTCATACAGTGACAGCCCCAGCGTGTCCATAGCCTCGGCGGTCTTTTGGGTGCTGCCAAGCATATTTACAAATATCGAATTGAGCGCCGTTCCTGCTTCGGTGCCCTTGATACCTCTGTTGGCCATAACACCCAGAACAGTGGAGAGGTCTTCCACGTTCAGGCCGAAATTATGTGCTGAACCGCCGCATTCGATAAACGCTTCCAGCAGCTGCTGCATATTTGTGTTGGAGTTGCTCTGAGCTGCCGCTACAACGTCAAGATAATGTGACAGGTCGTTTACTGATACACCCATAGCCGACATGGAATCTGTGACCAGGTCGGAGCAGGTAGCAAGATCCATTTCGCCTGCCTCCGAGGCACGCAGTATAGGCTCAAGGCCTGTCAGCATTTCCTCGGTTTTCCAGCCTGCAAGCGCCATGTAGGAGAGCGCATCGGCTGATTCCGACGCAGTTTTCGAGGTGTTGGCACCCATAGTCTCTGCGGCTGCCCTGAGCCTTTCGAGGTCATTTCCTGTCGCTCCTGAGATAGCCTCAACACGTGACATGGATTTTTCAAATCCCGAACCTACCTCCGCAGCAGCCCCGACAGCTCCAACAGTAGCAGTGCCTACAGCAGCAACAGCTCCGCCCGCAACGGCTGCAACGTTCTTGATGTCGCCCGCAACGTCGTCCATGGCAGATTTCAGGTCCTTTACAGCATCCTCATAGCTTTTTATGTTTTTCTTTGCACCCTTGAAATTATCGCCGCTTTTTTCAGCGGATTTTCCGAGGCTTTCGGTGCTTTTCTTGGTACCGCTCTGCTCTGACTGTAAATTCTGCAGTTCACGCTTGGTGTTCTCCACCTCACGCTGATACGCACGGTATTCATCGGCAGTGATATGACCGTCCTTAAAGCTGGCTTCCAGCTCCTTTGCCTGGTTTTGCAGCTCCTTCATTTTCGCCTTGGTGGCTTCAAGCTCATTCTGGTATGATTGGTACTGCTCCGAATTTATTTTGCCGCTCTCAAAGTCAGATCTCATCGTCTCATTTTGCTTCTGAAGCTCTTTCAGCTTTTCCTTGGTGGCATCAATAGCTTCTTTCAGCGGAGCATACTGCTCTTCCCATTTGCTCTGATTTTTAAACGCATTATCTGTCTTTTTCTGAACGCTTTCCAGCTCGGTGAGCTTCTTCTGTGTATTGGATATGGCTTCCGACAGCAGCTCCTGCTTCTGGGCAGCCAGTACAACAGACTGCGGGTCCAGCTTCAGCGAGCTATCGACTTCTTTCATTTCGGAAGCAAGCTTTTTGGACTTCTTTTCAATTTCATTCAGCGCACTGGTCACGCCCGAAACGTCAAGCCCCAGCTTTGCGGTAATACCTGCAATATTCTTCTTTGCCATTACATCATCCCCCAAGGAATTTTACAAACGACGCCACATCGTCAGCAGTCGCTTCACGGACTTCATTCTCTGCCTTATGCTTCTTTCCGCCGCCTGTATTTTCTATGCAGCGCAGCAAAAATCCAACCGATATATCGTTCAGGTCAGCGACCGAGAAGCCGCAGCGGAGGGCTGATATTGTCAGTCTTTCCGACAGCTCATCGCTCTCTGCATCTCCTGTGTCAGCATTATTATCATTGCAGCCGTCATCGGCGCCGTATATGCCAAGGCTTTTTTGCATCAGGTCGGCAGCAGCTTCCACGGCCGAAAGCAAATCAAAATCATCTCCGAGATCTTTCCGAAAGATATCAGGGTCGGCAATGTTCCTGTCCGCACATTTCGCCATAGCCCATATAAGGCGGTATCCTACCTTTATGGCTGTAAGCGGGGATTTGCCTGCTGCCGTAAAATCTTCCGTGTATTCGGTGCCGAACTGTTCTTTGTATGCTATCAGCACGGCAGCGCTTGCCCTCATGTTAAACTGTCCGCCGTTATAGCGTATAGTTTTTTCAACAGCCATATTAAACCTCCTTGAAGCCAAAGAACGTCTTGTACGCCGTACTGTCCGCATTCTGGTTTATGCTGCGTATTTTCCGCTGACTGTTGCGTCGGGCGTAAATAGGGATAGATATGGTCTGCACCTCTATGCCCTTGCTGTTTGTTTTACGCTTTATTTCCGGCTGTCCTGCCTCACATGACCACAATATCTCTCTCTGACCGTTTGCGGTATATATCAGCGAGAAATCATTCATGCTGTTTGCGGAAATATATATCTCGGTAAATGTGCCGTCATCGTCGCTTTCCCAGTCGAATATATCCTTATAAAAATCGAGGGGCATAACGCCCAGCTCAATGCTGCCGTCATACCCCTCTTTGATATATTTGACACCTTTTCCGCTGCCTCTGATACGCTTATCAAATTCAACGGTAACTTTCGGGGAAAGCGACAGGCTGACAGCCGCTTTGAGCGGCTTTAATTCTCCGCCGAACACATAATAGCATTCAGATAATCCGTGAATTATCATATCCTGTCTCACCTTCCGAAATTATTCGCCGCTATCATCTACATTAGGCTCGTGCATATCTGTGTACCATGCCGCATATGCTGCCTTTGCGGTCGCATCGGTAACATCGCCCGAAATATGTCCGACGGTGAAATGATCGTTTTCACGGGGCATTGCGGTGATAGTCATGGCATCAGTGCTGGGAGTGATGGAGCTTTCCACCGTCTGGCCCTTGATAGAGGGACGGGAAATCGTATTTCTGTATGTGATGAATCTGGTCTTTGTCACATCGCCATTGACCTCGAACATCATTACAAATTCCTTTGTTACAGCATCTGCACTTTCAAGCTGTACACCGTTTTTATCAACGATCTCGCCGAGAGCCTTCTGGCGGAACCAGTCGGGTATCGTTGCGATCTCAAGGTCGCCCGAATAACCTGTGTTTGCGTTCTTAACGAAATACGCAATGTCATCTGCGTAAAATTCCGACTTGTCGCCCTGAGGATCCAGACTGATATTTACCGCACCGGGAATAGGCATGATGTTCACCTTGTTGGTTTCACCTGCCTTCTTCTCGAATGTGTATGTTTTTGATTCGGGGTCGTACTTGTCAATAAACAGTACGTGTACATTGGAAAGGCCAAACTTTACCTTATTCATTATCCGTTACCTCCTCCGGAATTTCAAACGTATAGGTTTTTACAACAATATTTTCGTCCCTGTTGTATCCCATGATGTATGTATAGGGAATATTGTTGTCATCAAAAATTTTATCAACAGCATATTCAATATCTTCCTGCCGCTCGTCATCGTACATAGCCAGATACATCTGACATGTAGCTACAGGAAAATAAACGCTGTTGTCTGCATATAAATTGTTTCCGCTGCCTATTTTGGCAACGCAGGCGTGCGGGAAGGGCACATCTTCCGGGTCAGGCACGACCCATTTATAGCATGGGATACCCGCCTCGCAAACTAATTTTTTAACATCTGATAATCTCATGGCTTATCCCTCGAAAGCGTCCGCAATGCGGTCAATGTAAATGTCGTTGAATTCACGCACGACCTTTTCGATATGCGGCTTGCCTGGCACCCAGTGCTGGTCTTTGCCTGCATTGTGACCGTCCTCCAGCAGATGTGTCAGCATATATCTGCTTTTGTTATACACTGTGAAATCGGTGTATGTGGTTTTCAGCGTGTCAAGACCTTTCACATATTCAATGTGCTGTTCGCCGTAGATCGTCCAGCCTTTTGCATATGTTCCCGTTTTCTTGGGCGCAGCCTCTTCAATGGCTTTTGCCATCTCTTTTGCTGTCTTTCTGGTGATCTTGTCCAGCGCCTTTATCTGGTCAGCATAGTGCAGCCCGAACCTTGCTGCAACCGCCTTTGAAAAATCAGCCATGCTCTCATATTTGTAGTTGAATGGATCACGTTTTGACATTCTGCTCACCAGCCTTTGGGGTCAGATACAGTTCTGTGATACCGTCTTTGTCATATGTCCTGTAAACAGAATATACAACGCCGCTGTATTCACACAGCTTTTCGCCCCTGTACTCAAACGATCGCAGCCGCATACACAGCTTGGGCTTTATGCCAATGGCTCTGTCAGCGTCAGCGTGGAAAAATTCCTGCCGCGTAATGCTTGCCTTGTCCGCAATCACCTTTCGTGCCGGGGCTTCTCTTCCCGCACGGAGCAGTATCGGAGTAATGAAATTATGCCTTGTCACTATCATCACCCCTCAGCTGCAGCTGACTTGCCATAGCCTTAAAGCCCTCGGAAAATTCAGTGCCGTTCTGGTTAAGAAGGTCATTCACTCCCAGCGCTATGCACTGTATTTCGTATTCCGAGGCATTATCCAGCGTAACAGCTCCGCCGCCGTTGTTTATGTAACGCATAACGGCGAGAGCCTTTATCCGCAGCTGATTGTTAGTATCAGCGTCATCGGTAAGTATCCCCAATGTGGCTTTTACCTTTTCGGTCAGTTCCTCTGCCGTCATACATTACACCCCATTTCTCAGGCAGTATAGCTAAGGCTGATAAGCGCAAACGCCTTTTCGGCAAGAGGAGCGCCGTCAACTATCGCATATGCCGCATAGTCAGTGTTTCTCTGCTTCACGTGGTCCTCAGTGTTTAGGGTAACGTCCTTGTTGATGTTGACAGCATAGCCGTTCTTTGCGTTGCCCACGAGTATCTTGTCGTCAGGTACGGCAGAATCAAGCTTTACAGCCTTGCCGAGAATGTGGCCGACTACACTGTTGGCTACATCGGAGGACACTGTGAAAATAGGTCTGCCTACAGTATCGCAAAGAGATGCAATTCTGCCCCAGAGGGTCTTGGAATTGATGTAATATGCCGCACCTGCCTCGTACTTTGCGTCGATGGCAGCGTTGGCAGCGGCAAAAGCAGCAATCATCTGCTGGGCGGTGGGATTTGCAACAGCGATGTTCTGCGCCGAATATGTACTCTTGGCAAGCTGTGTGAGAATGCCGAGAGGCTCAGGCTTCCAGGGAGAGCTTTCTGTGGAGGCGGCAACGCCTCTGCCTCTCAGTACGCCGTATCCGAGAGCCGCTCCCATCTTTTCGGAAAGTTTTGCTCTGATGTAGGGCAGGAATTCCGAGATGCTCATTTCCTTGAGCTTCCAGGAAACTGTGATAGAACGGGCAAGCTCACAGCCGTTCAGGGTGATAGTTGCAAAGGTCTCCGAACCATCAGCGGTGGAAGTGCTTTCGTCGTACCATGCTGCATCGGAAGATGCGGTATCCTTGGCAAATGTAACAGTGCCCTTGACATAGGTCTTGAAAACGTCCGCATAGAAGGGATATGCCTCCGATACATCATCAAGAATGCCCTTCATAAGCGTGCTGGGGATAACTGCGCTTGTGGTAGTGGTGGTAAATGCTGCGTTATACGCCTTCATAACAGCCACGTCCTCGACGGACATAGTTTCGGGCTTGACAGCCCATTTTGCCCAGGCATTTTCATACTTTCTTTCGGCTGCGTCGTTCTCCGTGCCGTTGTCAGTGCCCATAAGACCCAGGTCAATACTGCCCTCGGCTGATGTTCCCACAGGAACGGTGCTCTCGCCGCAGATATCAACAGCAGGCGCAGCATTGGAAAGGGCATCAGCATTTTTCTTGGCAACGAGCAGAGCATTGATCTTATCGTCGAGCGCCTTGATCTCGTCCATTTTGGCGTTTGCGCCATCAATGTCACCGTCCTCGATCATCTGATTGGCAGCAGCCATCAGTTCAGCTCTCTGTGCCTTAAGCTTTTCAAACATTTTGCATTTCTCCTCTCATCATTAAAAATCTTGCTTTGGCTTTCGCCGCCGCAGCTTTATCATTCTTCAGCTTATTGTCGGTCGGTGTACCTTCCGGCTTTTTCCCCGAAGTGTTGATTTTGGCGATATAGCCGTCACACAGTCCCATCTCAACAGCCTTTTCAGCCGTCAGCCATGTGGTATCGTTCATCAGCTCGACAGCCTTTTCCTTGCTCATGCCTGTTTTAGTGACATACGCACTTGCAATGGATTCGTCGATGCTTTTGAGCATGTCGGCCATCTTTTCCAGATATTTGTGGTCTCCTGCACCTGCATAGCAGCTGGAGCAGTGTACCATGACCATTCCTACGGGGGATATACGGCAGTCAGCCGCACACATGATAACGCTTGCCGCACTTGCCGCAAGCCCCGTAACGTTTATGCGGACATTGCCCTTGTAGCCGAGAATGGCAGTGTATATTTCAAACCCTGCGAATACATCACCGCCGCCCGAATTGATGTTTATTTCAACATCGTCACCGTCAGCCTCAGCCTCGGCAAGCTGTGACTTCACTTTCTTGGGGTATGTCGCCGCAATGCCGTATCTGTCGTACATAGTGCCATAATCATCATCAACGATGCTGCCGCTTATCTCAATCGTTCTCATCACTCTCACCGCCTTCCGTTATAACGCCTGTATCCTTACGCAGCAGCAGTTTGTTTCCTCCCGGTACAGCTGCCATGCCGAAAGCAGCACGCCATTCATTCGTGGTCATAGCTCCACGGTCAACCATTTCACGCAGATTCAGCTTTGTTTCAATGCTTGCCGCCGCCAGATTATAGCTTTCAAACACGATCTCATTGCCGCAGCCACGTTCTCGACGTGAAAATATCCTGTTGGTGTATGCCGCCGCAAATTTCAGCAGCACAGGCTCAATGTTGGATTCATAATATGCGTTCCACTGGTCTTCTGTCCAGTCTGAATTGACTATAGCAGAATTTGTGTTGAAAATGCTGTAAATTCTGTCCGTGATCAATTTTACCGAGGAAGAGGGCGGAACATATTCCTTCTGCGATATCTGCTCAGCTTTTGCCTTGCTGTCCACAGCCGCAACGCCCATAGTCTCCGAGCTTTCGAGGAACTGTGCCGCAAAATTTCTCGCCTGGCGTTTAAGATCCTCGTCTCTCAGCGCTGCATTGTAGGTCAGCAGCCAGCGAATGATGCCCGAATTTTTGATAGCGGTAATTATGCCGCTGTCAATAGCCGAAACGCATTCCATCAATGGAAGCAGGGCCTCATATTTTGGCGTGCCGAAAATATCATCGGTGTAGAAATCGTCTCGCAGATGAATGATGTCACTGTACGGGAATACAACATTTTTGCCGTTATTGAGCATAAATTCCAGATACAGGTTCCGCTCCCTGTCATATCTTTTTACGACGCTGTATGCCGTAATGGGATATATCTGTTCAGGGTATCCGAGGCTGTCACGGATTATCAGAGCAAATGCGTTTGAGTTCAGCGCAAGCTGTGACGCAAGGCGCTCCTGCAGCTCCTGGCCTGTCATATACGGATTGGGTTCCGATAACAGAAATCGGATATACGCCTCAGGATTGACCTTGATATCCTCATCGCCGTCATCGTTTATGCAGTGGCGTATATGCTTGCCTACTGCCTTGCCGACAGCAGATGCCAGCGGACGTACAGCCGACCGCACAACATCGGAATGATACAGCTTTCCGTCAAACGCAAAATATCCCGTGTCCCCCTCGTCGGTCATAAGCTTCATCACAGTTGCCGATGAACCGCTTCTGCCGAAAAATCGGGCAATTCTGTCCCTTACAGTAGCAAAAAAGCTCATTACTGCTTCACCGCCTTTTTACGCTGCTTGTCGGGAGTGGCAGTGCTTTTGCCTGCACGTTTTCCCTCAGTATCACGTTCGGCACATTCATGCTTTCTGCGCACATCACAGGCGGCAGAGTTGAAGTCACACCACCATGCGTTATGGTGGCAGCATTTTTCAGCGTATTTGCAAGCCGTGATGTTCACCTCATTTCTCAAATTACTTTGCTTCAATTATAATTTTACAATAAAAATGCCCCTCAGATTTTGCAGTTACAAAAGCGCACCCTGCCTCACAGAAAGACAAGGTGCGCTTAAAGCTGTATTCTTAACCCCTCGATTTCGAGGAGTTTATCCGGGTCGATTTCGACCCCTTTGCCTGTTCTTTTAAATCACACTCAGATAATCGTTAAGGTTATCCTGCAAAACGGTGTATGCGTCCAACAGAGCCGCAAGGCCGTCTATACGCTGGGTCGGCTTTCGGCTCTTTATGGGCTGGATATTGCCGTTCCTGTCCTCATCAACGCAGGTGTTTGCCATGCACCATTTCAGCACGCCGTTGTTGTTGTATATTATCTTGTGTGCCTGCAGGTCCTTTGCAAGCATCTTCATAGGATTGGAAAGCGTTTTCTTGCCCTGTATCACGGGGCGCATGGTGCTGTCGCCAAAGCTTCTTTTCATTTCATTCACCCACAGCTCGGCACTCCACGAATCATATCCAACAAGGTTCAGATAAATGTCATATTCGCTCTGGACTTCGAGAAACCATTCCCTGACGGCATCGGGATTTATTCTGTTGCCGGGGCAGGTCCTGACCCAGCCTTTATCTATCCAGATGTCATATCTTACCTTGTCCTCGTTTATATGCCTCTCGACCAGATCGGCAGGTATCCAGAACATCGGTATAACGTAAATGTCCGAACATTCAGGCAGCATGAATATCACACATGCCGCCGTCAGGTCATCGGTACTTGAAAGGTCAGCGCCGCCAACTCCGTAGCGTGGTCTGAGCTCTGCCACGTCAAAAAGTGTCTCGTTGTTGATATCGTCAAAAGACAGCCACGAGCCGCCCGACGTTTCCCTGATATTAAATTCCTTGCACAAAAGATTACGCTGTAAATCGGGCGATTGCTGCGCCTTTCTAACCTTATCCCTGAGCTGTCTGATATTTTTTATCGTTCCCAGCCCCGGATTGGCTTTGGGCCAGCAGCGTTCATCTTCCCACTCTTCACGAGCGTCAAGCTCATAGATAAACGGAAGGAAATGGTCATCAACAATGCCTGCATCGGGATCATCGTAGCCGATTATCACCTTTGCGGCATACTCATACTTGTTGTCGTAGATATCTTCACGGACAACGCCCGCCGTCGTGGTTATCAGTGTCATAGGCTGTTCTCGTGCCGTTGTGCCGTCTGCAATTATGTTATACAGCGCCATGCCGTCACGCCACTGGTGTACCTCGTCCATCAATGCCCCATGAACATTCAGACCGTCGAGGGTGTCGGTGTCAGATGCCAGCGGTTTAAACACGCTTTCATTGACAGCGCAGTCCATTTCCCCCACAAGGGGCTTTATCAGTTTGCGAAGCTCCGGCGACTTATTTACCATTCGCTTAGCCTCTCCCCAGATTATCTTAGCCTGGTCCTTTTTGGTAGCCACAGCATAGACCTCTGCGCCCGGCTCGCCGTCCCCGACCTGCAAGTAAAGACCCACTATCGAGCTTATCAGCGACTTGCCGTTTTTCTTAGCCACTATCAGGACAACCTCTCGATATCGCCGCCGCCCCTCATCAACAATAAATCCGAACATAGCTGCAAGCATAGCCTTTTCCCACAGCTCAAGTACAACCAGCTGTCCACCGAGCTTTCCCTTTGAGTGCCTGCAATAGTTTTCCGCAAACTCAAGTATATGATTAGCCCGTGAAGGGGAATAGTGATACATGGTACCGTCAGCACCTGTGCTCCCCGAGAGGTCTTTGGCTAACTTTTGGTAGATCCGCTGTACCTTCCTGGACACAGTAACTTTACCGTCCTTTATCTGGCTATAGTACTCCATAATGGGACTGTAATCTTTAGGATACCTGACCAATCTGATAGCTCCTCTCTGTAGATTTTAGGTAGGGGGGTCTCAAAACTTCCCTGTGTGTTCTTTCCATCTCTGCAATCGGTCCCGAGGGGGCTTGCCCGTTTCTGTGGCAAGGGGGGGCATGGGCTGCCCGTCCTCGCCGATCATGTACCTCAGCCCCGCATCACCGAAGTGCTCTTTATTGTGGCACTCCTGGCAAAGGTATTCCAGATTTGTGTGTGATAACGTGACCATCGGGTCTGTAATGTTTTCAGGTGTTATATGCTGCCTGTGATGTACTATGTAGCCATATCTTTTTCGGCAGCGCTGACATAATCCGCCGTCAATAGCACGCCTCTCCGCAATAAATGACTTCTTGCATTGCAGCCATTTGTCGGACTTATAAAATAACTTTGCATATTCCTTAGCCATTGCCTTTTCTTTCCTTCCTGTCCTTCCTGTAAATTGGCGGTTGAAATCCATAATGCTGATATGACCGATACAGCGTTGATACATCGACGTTAAATGACATAGCTACAGATACGATTGACTTGCCGCTCTTCTGTGCGTGCCACGCCTGTAATGTCTGCTCACGGCTCAAACAGCCTTTGTACTCTGCCATCGGATCACTCCTTTTGTTCTGTTTGTAGATATCATTACGTTCACGTCCGCTCCCTACTTTCTCCTCCAGGCTGTTCGATGCTCGTCACGGAAGCGATAAACACAGGTATTACATTTGGACATTTGGGCCGCCTCCTTAAATCCACCAGTACTCAGTGACATAGCGCCAGCTCTGCGGTGCTTTGGGGTTTATGCGCCATGTTTTCGCAGGAACAATCTCACGAACTGTTATAGGACGTTTAAGCCCATGAGACGGTATGTATGACCGCATACCATTTGGGTGCGGCTCATGATCAAGCAGGATCAGCACCGCAGGGAAAAACTTCGGCGACCCGATAATTTTCATAACGATATCCTTCAAATGCCTTACCTCACTTTCTCCCGTACTGCCTCATGCGCCTTTTGACGTGCTTGCGGCGCCTGATGCAGTATTCTGCATAAACACTGATATCGGGCGCAGGCTCTTTGAAAATATAATCTGCATACCTGTAGTCCCACAACATTCTCATACCTTCCTTTCGTTTGCCGCCTTTATCCTCATATACCTGCTTGCCGAGGAGCGTATAGCCTCCTTGCTGCGCCCCATTTCCGCTCCCACCTGCGCCCACGTCAGCCCCGAGCGGTGAAGCTCTACGGCACGTTCAAGCTCGGCAGTGGAATAGAGCATGTGGCGCTGACCGCTTTTTTCGGCTATCTCCGTTATCTTCACACGCTGACCGCAGTGCATGCAGAATTTTGATGCCATGGGTATCTTTCCTCCGCAGGCAGGGCACCGGGCATTCCTGCCGACCCTGACCGTCTCCCTTTCAGCAGCCCTGCCGATAAGTGCAGTCATACACGCCAGCTTGTCACCCGGTATATCCCTCCTGCTCTCCAGCCATACCCTGCACGACCTGAGCATACTCGGTCTTGTTTCACTCATCGCTCTTGCCTCCGTCCATTTTAGCCCCGCAGTTGGGGCAATATCGGTAAGACTGCCTAAATGCGTCAAACAACATTTTATTGCTTTCACCCTCAAAAGTGACCTCAAAGCATTCTCCGCATACATCGCATTCGGCTGTAGTGTAATTTCCGTAAAAATTCAACCATTTGCCATGCTTCACGGGTGTATCTCCCGCAGCCATCACACACGCAATAACCGCAATTACCGTTATACCGATGATAAAACCTATCAGTAATCCGCCCAGAAACATTATTCTTCACCGCCTTTTATCGTTCTGAACAGCTCCACAAGTATTGCCTTTTGGTCGCCGTAATTCATTCTGCGTTCCTCAGCCTTCGCCTTTTCGATATCCACCTTGCGGATTTCCAGATTGCAGATTGCAATCTCACTGTTTATAGCATCAGCAATGATTTCATTGCGTTTAACTGCATCAATAGCAGCCTGCAGCACTTCTGCGTCCTGGTGGAATATTTCATCATCGCCGTCATCGGTATAATGCCCCTCTGCTTCGGATTTCAGGTCGCCGAGATGTTGTAAGATTTCTTCTGTTTTCACGAATTTTCACCTCCGTCCATCTTCGCCCCGCAGTTTCCACAATAGTTCAGAAATTCGCCTAACAGCTTTCCACACTCTGAACAGTAAGGGTCTTTGGATAAATATCTTTCGTCTATTATGGCAATATGCTTACAGGGCATTTGCTGCTCGATGTAAACGGATTTAATTTCCTGCAGGCATTTTCTCCTCCTGATACCGCCTTTGTGATATTCTTTCCACACGATATGCCCGTGCTTCACTGGCGCAACATCGGCGGCAGGTGTATCTTTAGGAATTACGTAAAAATCATTGAACAGTTCCTCAATGTGTTCGTCAGTCCACACGGGCGAATCATCAGAGACTGACGATATATACCAATCTGTTAGTGTTCCGATATCATACGCCGCATCAAGATTTACAAATCCTGTCATTATCCTTACTCCTTTCCCAGCAATTCGGGATTATCGTGAATGTTGCCAATAACCTCTGCGGCAAATTCGTCTGTCTTACCCAGTGAAACACATCTCAAAATAGATGAATTTTCCCAAGCGGTAGGATTTGGGGCGTTGACACGGCGCACACCAAAGCTTGAAATCTCATCAATCCAAACAATCACACCAATTGTTGTAGCAGAATATGCAGTGCCCTTAACGATATCCCCCTCGAAGATTTTCACGCCGTTCTTGTCTGTCAGCCCCGTGTACTGTCCCGCAGTTTCTGGAATAATATCACACCATAAACCGTCGTCTATGTCGTCTTTATTTTCAGAAAGAATAATAATTTGTGGCTTGTTCTCTCTTACAAGGTCTATATCCCAGTTGTACGGACTATATATGCCCTCAACCCATTTACCGCTTAGCGTTTTTCCTCGGAACAAAATTTCACGCATTTTAATCACCTCCGTCCATTTTCGCCCCGCAGGTGGGGCAGTAATTTTTGTCACCGTGCGGATATACCGCAATTAGTACAATAATGCCACAACTGTCTCTTATACACATCTCCGAGCCCACGAGA